AGTTAGATGAAACATGGACACCCATAGTAGCGGCTGAGTTTGATAGTTCAATCAACGCTATGGTTTCCCATATCCAGAAACGCAAGATAATTGAGAATAAGCGCCTTGATTTGGTTAATGAGATTGACCTACCACACAAGGCTAAGATACGCAAAGCGTTTAAAGGTATGCTGAAAGAGTCATATAAAACAGGTGACTTGAACGCGGCTGATTCTATTCCATCTAAGTTTAGCATAGAGCAAAGCAACGCTCTTGACGATGTGGCTGGATGGATAGGGTCAACGGCTGAAATGTTGACTGATACACAAGCGCAAGAAATACTTAAGCATGTTAAGCCTATCTTGATTGAATCCATTAGATCCGGTAAGGGTTTAACCGAGACAATGACAGAGATAGATGTTGCTTTGCGTGGTTGGGATATACAACTAGACGCTCCACGTATAGAGAATATAGTCAGAACAAATACAGCACAGGCATGGAACCAGGCTAAACTTGATAGATACCAAACTATTCAAGAAGATATACAAGCCTATGAGTTTAGCGCTATCATGGACAGCCGGACAAGTGATATATGTATAGCGCTGGATGGTAAGATTATAAGAAAATCAGAGGTTGATAAATACAATCCACCTCTACATTATCAATGCAGATCCACACTGATTCCAATATTCATTGATGAACCAAAAGCAGAGTTTAGCACATTACCAGCAACCAAGAGCGTTGGTGGATTCATGGAGTTAGCGAAATGACAGAAACACGAACAATAGAGAATTGGGAAATATTTGCCGCGGGTAGTTGGAACGGTAGCGGTGGTAAATCAACATGGACTATAGAAGACCTTGACTCAATGGTATCGGCTTTTGCGGAGACAGCCAAAGAAATGAAGCCATATCTAAAGTTAGGGCATTCTGAAAAGCAAGCACTCTTACAGCAAGACGGATATCCGGCGGCTGGGTGGGTGACTGCTTTAAAAAGGGTAGGCGATCGACTAGTAGCAACAGTTTCGGGGATACCCTCTAAAATATATAACCTTATCAAGGCTAAAGCCTATGGTAGGGTATCCAGTGAGATATACAAAAATGCAGAGCTTAACGGTAAAAAGTTTTCTAGGATCTTGAAAGCGGTTGCGCTTCTTGGTGCTGATACACCGGCAGTAACTACCTTACAGGATCAAATTGACCTGTATAGCAAGCCGGAAGCGGTTGAGCAATTTGGTGATAATTGTGAAGTTGAAATATTATTTACTCAGGAGAGTGAAACGATGGAAAAGATGGAAATTACTAGAGCTGAGTATGATGTATTTGCCACTCAGAAATCAGAGCTTGATAGTGTAACTATTGAGCGTAATACACTAAAGGCAGAGAATGAAAAGTTTAGTGCTGAAGTTAAGAACCTTGAAACAATGAAGGGTGAACTTGCACAGTTTAAACTTGATGCTGAACAGATGAAAAAAGATTCTTTTGAAAAAGAAGTTGATTTTTCAATTGATGGTTTTCTTAAAGATGAGAAAATCACACCTCATGAAGCTGATTACTACAAAACAATCTCTAAACGAAGCAAGGAAGATTTTGAACTAACTCAGAAACACCTTGAATTGTTTACAGGTAAAGCCGCTTTTGCTGGGGAAAGATCTGAATCATCCGATACCCCTGAACCTGTAGAGAATACAGAAGAAGCAAGAGATACACAGATTTTCTCGATGGCTAACGAACTTGTAGCCGATGCTGAAAAATCCGGTAAGGTACTTGACTATGGTACAGCGGTAGTACTCGCAGAACAAAAACTTAACGAAGGAGACAAATAATGGCAGTTTTCGGATCCCCTTTATTTGATCAAGGTTGTGCAAATGCAACTGCACGTACAACTACATCACAGTATGTTCCGGTGTATCTTAGTGCCGCGAACGAATATAGCGTCGTATTGACTACCACACAATTTGGTGTTGGTATTTGTGCTACAGAGATGGAAAGCACGAGAGAAGTCATGGGCGTTGCTACACATGGCAAGTTTAAGGCCAAATGTGCGGTGTCTGTCACGGCTGGAGAGCTTGTTTATCCTAATGGTGCTGATGTTCTTGGTATCAAAAGCGTGGCATATGCCGCAACTACAACCAGCATGGGGGCTATCGGTCGCGCTCTTGAGTCTGGTTCAACTAATACCGTCATCGGTGTTGTCTTAGGAATGGGGGTATAATATGCCACAAGGCGGAAATAGATACGTAAGTAAATACTTAACAAACTATTCAACAAAGTATACTAATAATGAGTATATCGCAGATAGGTTTTTTAATACCGATGTTCCTATAACACAGGAAACCGGCAAAATTCCAACCTATAACTATGAACGAAGAATCGAAGCTACAGCAAGAGCCAATGGTATGCCCGCAAACATGGCAACATGGGGAATGAGCTACACTTCTTATGCTGTTGAAGAACACGCAATCAAAGACATTGTAACTGATCGTGATAAGAAAAACTCTGATCCTGGTATTCAGGTTGAACTTTCTACCATTGACAATCTTAAAGATATCATCTTGCTTAGGCAGGAAGAGCAAGCAGCTAGTCTTGTCTTTGGTAATGCATGGTCAAATGTTACTACTAACGTAAGTGCTACATCATGGAGAAGTAACACCACAACCTCTCTTCCTATTTCTAACGTTCTTAGCGCTACTGGCGTTATCCTACGTTGGGCTGGAAAACAACCTAATAAGATGGTCATGGGTTGGCAGGCGTATGAAGGAACACGAGAAAACCCACAGGTTTATGGTCGTATACAGTACTCTGAAAGAGCTATTGTAACTGCTGATATCCTCGCTGCTATGTTTGATGTTGACGAACTGTTGATCGGTAAGTCTTCTTATAACTCTGCTGCTGAAGGCATGACACCTACAACCACTTTCTTTTGGGGAAATAAGGCATGGTTGGGCTATATGGATCCAAGCCCAGGGTTTCGTAAAGTCTCCGCCGCTGTACGGTTGAGAATGAACGGAACTTCTAATCCTTATGTTGCTAAGAAGTGGAGAAGTGACGAACGCGCGGGTGATTATATTGAGCTTTCTTCAATGTCTAAACCTATTGCAGTAGCAACTTTAGCCGCTTACATCTGGAGTAATTGCGCAGTATAAGTAGTACAAACTAAAGGCGGGGTTTCGGCCCCGCTTATATTAAAGGAAAACAATGATGGAACAAAACGAAGGTAAACGACAGAATGCAGTAGATGTAAAGCTTGACAGATCAGGCGACAGACGAAAAGTAGTTAAAAAAGTAACGCATCAATCTATGGACTTTGTTAAGGACAACAAGACAAAGAGAAAGACTTGGAAAATAACTGAGTATAAAGATGGAAGCGTAGGTAAACAAATAGAAAAAATAGAGGTCGTAAAATAACATGGGCCCCCCATTAAACGGTGTTGTGAGGAATAATAGTGGTACAGCTACGAATTGTTATATAGATACATACTGGTATGAGGAGAGTAGCTTCTAAATGTCATATACAACGTTTACCACGATACTGATAAATAATACAGACTTGCCACAAACTACAACCATGGCAGGATATACAGCCACAACGGTTATTATATCAGGTCATATTATACGTGCCGATGCTTTTATCAATGGTAAACTTGCAAGGCGTTATGAAGTACCATTCTCTCCAACCCCTCCATTGATAGGGCTTATAGCAGAAGACATAACTTCTTACTATACATATAGATCCCTGTACGCTCAAGACAATCAGAACACGTCAACCAGGCTAGGTGAGTACGGCAATAACGATGACACGATGACAGCGTTTGCATTGCTCGAACAAATCAGGCTAGGTGAAATGGACTTAGTCAATACAGCCGGGTCTTTAGTTGGTGAACGGTCAAGCGAGGCCGATGATTCTGTATATAGCAACAATGAAGATTATACTCCTATATTCGATGTAGATAGCACATTAACTCAGCAAGTTGACGATGACAGATTGACTGCCATAGCAGAGGGTCGTATATAATGGTACAGGTTAAAATGGATACCAGAGATTTTGACAAGAGTATGGCTGGTATGCTAAAGCGATCTAAGAACTCAAAGATTGCTTATAAGAATATATCTACTAGGATGCATGCTGCTACTGATAGACGGTTTAAAAACTCTGTTGACCCACAAGGGAAAGCATGGCAAGGACTAGAACAGATAACCATTGATCAACGACGTAAGGGAAAGCGTAAAGGATCACCTAGACCATTGCTTGATACAGGCGCTTTAAGAAATAGTATTATAGATGCTAGTACAAGAACTTTCGCAATGGTATTCACAAAGAAGATATACGCACAGATACATAATTCAGGCGGGAAAGCTGGTAGAGGCCGTAAGGTGACAATCCCACAACGTCAATTTATGGGGATATCAAACAAGGAACACAAGAGATACAACTCTTTATTGAATAACTACATAGTGGAGGGCCGTGTCTAATGCCTTGGGGAATGTTTACACAAACCACACAGATAGTCAACCTTTTAACCCGTAACAATACAACCACGGCAACCATAGATATATCCGGTGGGATGACTGAAAGAATCAAGCTTATTCAACGTGGCAAGTATGATGTAACACCTATCCCCATGACACAGTATCCATGTGTTTTAGTCAGGGCAACAGGGAAAGACCCGGACGAGTTTGAACATCTTGGATCATGCAACAACAAAAGGCAGCAGTACGCAAACTTTGAAATCGTTCCAATAGTACAGCAACGCAACCACAACACAAGTGAGGGTGATCATTATAAAGCAGCCTCAAATATAGAGGCGTTATTCAGGAGCAAGATTTCATTGTCAAGTACCGTAAATGATGCCATGGTAAATGGTGTTGAGTATGACGCTGAGGCGACAAGTGAAGAGTTCCATAATACATTTAGTATAATCGGGTTAAGAGCCCATAAATTGAGCGATTAGGAGAACTATTAAAATGAGTTTAAACAGTCAAGAAGTACTAGCACAGAGTAACCAGGCTTTCAACCAATGGCGGGATCTATGGGATAGCCACGCTGCAAAACATAAGGTCATACATGACAGCAAGCCCACAAGCCATCAAGACTTACTACACAGAGGGTATGGCAAAAACCTCCTTTGCGTTGGCATGGGGCCAAGCTTTGAGGATGAAGTAGATTATATAAAAGAGAATAAAGCAAAGTTCGATATCGGATGTGTGGATAAGGCTTTCACGTATCTGATGGATAACGACATTACACCGGAATATGTTTTCGTGGCTGATGCAAAAGTTGACTACGATATGTGGTGTAAAAAATATATAGATAAATCTGAGGGTATAACATTGATATCCTCAGTAACAGCAAACCCAGAATGGGCGGAGAATTGGAAAGGCCCGGTATACTATTACGTAAATAAAGACAACATTAAAACTGAGGAACGATATTCCAAGCTCTCCGGTGTCCATGAATTGATTCCTGCTGGCTCTAATGTGGGGAACTCAATTGTTATTTTTGCTACACAAGTTCTTGATTATGATAATTACTTTCTTTGTGGATTTGATTTCTGTTGGGGTGACGATGATAATTACTACGCTTTTAATACTAGCAATAAGCGGTATGCTATGAAGCACCATTTTGTAATTGATAATAAGAATAGACTTGTTAATACAAGTGGTAACTTATGGTTTTCTTGCAGATGGTTAGAGGACTTTATACAACAATTTCACAAGGATAAAAACATATTCAACGTATCTAAGGGGTTGCTACATTGGAGAAATGTTGAACTATCATATGTATTACCCCGTGTGAGCAATCGTAAGATGAATGAAAAGTCAAGGAATAGGATCCTTGATAGTAAGATAAAGAAGAAGATCTTCACCGCTGTTGATGGTGTAGACTGTATTGCTAAAGCGCTCAAAGACTTGCAAGTAGCAAGTGTTGAAATAAATTACTTACCGATGGAGGCATTAGATGGAATTGCAGTATAATTCTCATGTGGCTCGTGTTATTGGAAAAAGTAAAGCTTTCCCGGTCGGGCGGCGGTTTTCCCGTGACGACATCGGAAAGAGTTTTACTATAGACGATAAAGCGGGCAGAGCTTTAAAGAAGTTGAAGTGTTTTGATGAGGTCAAACCCAAAAGAAAATCAGAAACAAAACAGGATTTTGGAGGGCTTGAATAATGGCCTTAATAGGAAGCGGAAGTCAGCAAGGTTACGATTCGTTTGTCGGAGTAGCAAAAGAAGCTACATTCGGGACGCACGTAACAGCAACAAACTTTATTTGTTTTACATCTGAATCAGTTAACAGGCAAGATGAAGAGCAAATGGTTGAATGTATGAACGGGACAA